TACATCGACTGTGAGCATGAAGCCGTTCTGAGCGAAGGCCCGCTGCCGGTCTTCAACTACGTCATTCCGAGATGGCGCACGGTATCGAGCTTCCCGCAGGCATTCAGCCCGGCCACGATCAATGCACTTCCCGATGGGCGGATGCTGCAATCGCTCGCTCGCATCCTTCTGGAGCAGGGCGAAAAGGCCGTGGACGCTCCGATGTTCGCACGCGGGGAAATCTTCCGCGATGCCGTGAACCGGTATGCGGGCGGCATGACCTATGTAGATCTGGAGGCGGACCAGAAGATTCAAGATGCCATCTTCACCGAGCAGCCGTCGAGCGGCCTGAGCTTCGGCATGGAGATGAAGCAGGACGTGCGCAATCTCATTGCGGAAGCGTTCCTGCTCAACAAGATCACGCTGCCGCCGCAGGAGAAGACCGCATTCGAGACGCAAGCCAGGCTTGAGGAGTATCGCCGGGCCATCCTGCCATTCACCGGCCCCATCGAGAGCGAATACCATCTCCCGCTGCTGGACATCGGATTCCAGATGGCAATCAGGAACAACGCCTTCAACATCGATGAGATGCCCAAGGCGCTGAGCGACAGGGATGTGACGTTTACCTTCGAAGGCCCGCTGAATACCGCTGAGGGCAGGCAGAACGTCCAGGCGTTCCAGGAATCGCTCCAACTCGTTGCCGGCGGTGCACAGATCGACAAGTCGGTGGCAACGCTCATCGACTGGAAGAAGGCCACCAAGGACGCCGTGCGCGGCACGCAGGCGCCTGCCGACTGGTTCAACGACGAACAGACGCAGCAGGACGCCCAGGACCAACAGAGCACGGTGGATGGCCTCACACAGGCGGCCACAGCGCTTCAGGGCGGGGCAGAGGTTGGCAAGAGCGTTGCCGATGCCTCGATGGCGCTCCAGCGGGCCGGCATGATCCAGCAACCAGCGGTGGCGGCGTGATGTACGTGGCTGAACATCGGAATGGCGTCTGGGTGATTGTTGGCCCGATAGGGCGTCTTTGCCAGTGCGTTTCGGAAAGCGTAGCACGAGAGACGGCGGCGGCCCTCAACGCCTATCGCGTCATTCATGCGTAGCTTTCTTCTGGCGCTCATTGTGCTCTCGGGCTGCGCAACGGATTCGCCGGATATGTCACGTGAAACATCACTGGCGATTGTGAAGCTCGTAAAGGCCAAAGAACTGAAACACCCATAGGAGGCAACTATGGCAATCGGGAAAGTCGTAGACTTCTGCTGCCGGTGGTTCGCTATCGAAATCGGATACAGCTCCAAGTATGATGCGACTGGCATTTGGCTCTTTGGCCCGCACCATAATCAGCGGTCCAGGAACGGTGCCCTCAGGAGTGAGTGCCAGTTCATTTTCTGGTGGCTTGACCAAAACGATAATAGACTTTGGCTCTGCCCATGGAAGGGCAATGAAGGTGCCTTTTGGCCCAAGCCGGGACGTCGCTTTCGGTTCACTCGATGGAAGATGGACCCGCGCCTGAAGCAATTCCCCGTGCGGCCTATAGAGTACCGTGATTTGCACATAGCAAGACACTCTCTGTCTGCCAGCCTCGCCGCTGCAATAGCCAGGGTGCTGGGCCTGTAATGGAAGCCCACGCTCCCGCTCCATACGACAAGGACGTTCTCATGGCGGTGCGCGCATGCATCGCCGGCAAGGCCAATGAAGGCCAGCAGCAGACGGCCATGGACTGGATCATCAACCAGGCCAGCAATTACTACGACCTGAGCTACCGCAAGCAGGATAGCCATGCCACGGCCTTTGCCGAAGGCAGGCGGTTCGTCGGTGCCCAGATCGTCAAGATGTTGCGCGAAGAAACATTGAAAGCTGTCGAAAAAACCGTGCAAAAACAAAGGACTTCTGCTAGAAAATAACGAGGACGCAAATCGCTGCGAACGAGATGCGCCCTCTAATCATCCGATCTGAAAGGAGATCACGATGACTACTTCACTCATACCACCGCCGTTGTTCCGCAAAAAGGTGCGGCAAGCGGAAATCCGAGATGGGTTTGCACTGGTCCCTCTCACGCAGGGATATTTCGCCAAGGTCGATCTTCCCGACCTACACTTGGTTGCCGATCGTAACTGGCAGGCATCGTCAGGCGGAGCCGGCCGAATCTACGCCAGCGCTTACTACCGCATTGGCCCCAAGAAGTACGGCCGAATCCTCATGCACCGCCTCATCCTTGGGTTGGTGGAGGATAAGCCGGAGGTGGATCATTGGGACGGTGACAGTCTGCACAACTGCCGGTCCAATCTGAGAGTTTGTACGATAAGCCAAAACCGCGCCAATCGCGGGGCCTGCAAGCACAACAAGCTCGGCATCAAGGGCGTCTATTACAGACCAGACAGGCAAGTGTACCGCGCTGAAATCAGGGCGGAAGGACGTTCCCATTATCTTGGGGCGTTCGCCACAGCGAGTGAGGCATCGGCAGCTTACGACGCAGCAGCGTTGAGGCTGTTCGGTGAGTTCGCGGCGCTTAACGAAACGAGGCAAGAGGCACAGAATGACTGAGGCAGCAGCGGTCGAGAAGGCCGCCGAAACGACTGCGGCTGAGACTACGGCCGAAACCACCACGCAATCGACCACAGCGGCCACGACAGAGGCAGCGAAGACCACGGACGTAGGAAAGACTGCCGCTACCGAAACGGCGTCTAGCGAGGCTGGCAAGACAGAAGCCAAGTCCCCATGGGGCGACAACTGGCGCGAGGAAATGGCCGGCGGAGACGATGATGTCGCCAAGGCCATCTCCCGCTACGGCTCCCCCAAGGGTGTTGCGCGCGCCTTGCGTGAGGCACAGGCGACCATCCGATCGGGACAGCAGCGCATAGCCAAGCCTGATCCCAAGGATGAAAAGGCCATGGCCGAATGGCGCAAGGCCGAGGGCATCCCGGACGATCCGGCCGGCTACAAACTGCCAGAGACCGTCACCAAGCGCCTCGTTGACGAGGACAAGCCGGTCCTCAGTTCATTCACCGAGTTCGCCCACAAGAAGGGCGCCCGGCAGGATGTCGTGGATATCGCGTCAGAATGGTACGTCGAGATGGCTGAGGCCGCTCAGACCAAGCAGGTCGAGGCTGACAAGATCGCTTCCGAAGAGGCCGAGGATGCCCTTCGCAAGGATTGGGCGCACGGCGAGTACAAGGCCAACACCACGATTGCCCGTCGCTTCATCGAAGGCATTCCAGGCGTCGGCGCCAAATGGGCAGAGGCCCGTATAGACGGCAAGCGGCTCGGCGATATGCCTGAGTTCATTTCGTGGGCCGCAGACATGGGCCGCGAGAAGTTCGGCGATGTTGCATTCACCTCCAGCGATAGCGAGCGCAAGCACACCGCTCGCAAGGAGGAGATCGAAAAAATTATCGGGACCGATGCTTATTATGAGCAGGGCCTCGACAAGGAATACGCACAAATCCTGGAGAAGGAACTGAAGCGCAAGCGCTAACTGTGTCTGGTGACCTTGACCTTTATTGATGGCGTTATCCGTACGTGTTCCATGCCTTTGTAAAACATGATGGCCCCGCTATTATCGTTAAAATCGAACGTAACATCAGTTAACGATAGGCCGGCCTTTTGCAGTTTCCGCATTTCTCGAAGGATTGTTTTCTGAAAAAGGTCGCTCAGGTCGAACCATGATGGGCGCGACAACTGGCTGGCAACAGTTTTGGTGTAGCTTTCAAGGTATCTTGCGTTGTCGGCGAAATCCACGCCCCTTGAAAGAAGTTCGTATCGGACACGTTCCGTGGATTTTGGGCCAATTCCCTTCAACCTCTTGAAATCGCGGCGAGAGAGGTTCGCCACGTCGATAAAAGTCCTCAACCCTGCCGCCGTCATCGCCTCTACAGTCTGGCGAGACAGGCTAGTCATACTGCCACCAAATTCCATCACTGTGCCTCGTAGGTAGTTGATCGCGAAGCATACTACGCGAAGCGCCTGTCAGGCTAGCAAATCACTGGCAATTTCTGCCTTTTGAATCCCGGTTTCGACCGGATTTTTATTGCCCGCTCGGCCACCCCGGCGACGGCCCCGAAACGGCAAGTCTACCTGCCTATGACGTGAAGCCCCGAGAGATACCGGCCACCCCTCGCAAGAGGCCCCGGAACGCTTCCGGCCACCCTGCACGACTGCGGCTCCAAACCTCCCTCAACTCTTGAAAGGAACTGATCATGGCTATCGAAGCCGCAATGATTCAGTATCGCAAGGAGTTCGTCGGGGCTTTCGAGCAGCGCGTGAGCCTGCTCAAGGCCATGACGACCAAGGAAGCAGTGATCAGTGGCAATCAGGCCACGTTCCTCGTTTCCGGCTCCGGTACTGACACCGCAGTCACTCGTGGCACCAACGGGCAGATCCCGTACGGCAACCCCACGAACAACCAGAACACGGCCACGCTTGTCGAAAAGCACGCTCCCTACGAGCTGACCGGGTTCAACATCTTCGCCTCGCAGGGCGACCAGAAGCGCATCATGCAGAATGCGTCGATGGCGGTCATCAACCGCGACATCGATCTCACGCTGCTTGCTGAACTGGCCAACGCTACCCAGGACTATCCTTCGACGGCGCAGACCGCTTCGTTGCAGATGGTTGCTGGCGCCCAGGCCATTCTGGGCAACGCGGATATCCCGGTGGAAGACGAGAACAACATGTTCGCGATCATCTCCCCGGCGTTCCGCGGCTACCTGTTGCAGACGACCGAGTTCGCCAATGGCGACTACGTGGATGTGAAGCCCTTCGGTGGTCCGGCTCGCCGGATGTTCCGCTGGATGGGCATCAACTGGGCAGTGTCCAGTCGCGTCACCGGCCTCGGCACCAGCGCCGAACTCTGCTATCTCTTCCACCGTGACGCCATTGGCTACGCGGTGAACGTGGGCGAGGAGAAAATCTCCATCGGCTACGACGAGAAGCAGGATACGTCCTGGACCCGCGCCACCGTCTTCCACGGAGCAAAAATCCTCCAGAACACCGGCATCGTGAAGTGGACTCACGACGGCTCGGCGTTCGTTGCTACGTAAGGAGAACGGACAATGGCAT